CTACAAAGTGTATATGGTGGAGCCGCCGGGTACCGCCCCCGGGTCCTGTATAGCGTTTGAATTGCTTCAACGTTACAATTATATTTATACTACCTTTTTAATCAGAAGTCAACATCTTTTCCGTTTAAAGTAAAAGTTTTTCCATTAAAACCTTGATCCATTTTTTCAATGTCAGTCATGTTATCACTGTCTACTCTTTTGTTTTTATCTTTTTTGATTTGTTCTATGCGACTAGATTTTTGTTTCGGTTGTTCTTTCTTCTTAAAGAAACCAACTAATTGCCAAGGATTCATACTCATACTACCATAGTCCTAATGTTCTTCCATTTCCTGCTATAATCATACAACAAGTTATCACATGTAGGACTATCCAGAAAGTGCGAAAAGCCAGTGCCCTTCTTACATCCTCTTGTGGAATAGGAAGGAACTCTGGCTTGTCGTCATCGTTTATGCCTATAGGCATTCCAACAGTTCTAGCCCATAATTTAAGCCATCGCCGTTGTCCGCTCATTACATACCGTTTTTCTTATCCTGGATTTCTTTTCTTCGATCTTTGGTTAGTTTACCAAGATCTCCTAGTGCTTTTCTAGCTCTAGCCGCAGCCGCCTTAACACTCTTGTCTTCAAATGTTTCTGACTCTGTAATATAGTTGTTGTACGCCTGTACGATTTGTTCATGCAATGTTGTCATTTGCCTTCTCCTTTATTAAATTATAACGTGAACACTATTTGTTGTCAACCTTTTATGGACCTGCGAATACGTTTTCGCTTCCTGCCGAAACAGAAGTGCATCCTGTGATCGCATCTCCAACTCGCCCACAACCTTTATCATTTACAAATACAGTGGTTGAACCTGTAGTAATTGGTGCTTGGTGTGATGGACACGGGTCACCTGGAAGAAGATGGCCGGTGTTATTATCACCTTGTCTACTTACACCTATATCATTTACTCGCACATCTCCAGATCCTCCTTCTCTGGTCATCCCAGAGCAATGATCTACATCTGCATCACCTATTCTAGTTACTGCTGGCACGTTCTCTCTCCATTAATACTGCTAACTTATTATTCCATTGTTCTATTTCTTTGTGTTGTTCTTCTGTGTGGGGTGGTTCCGGAGTAGATGGTTTGAATTCAATCACATGATCAAACTCCAAAGGAATATCTTCATAACTGTTATAAGTTATTAATTCATTATTTTTTCTTATAACAAATTTATGCATCAGTTTATAGTTATTCCTGTTGTTGTGGCTGTATATTGTTTTGCAATATTATCATCAGTTTTTGCAGTACAGGCAACACTTGTCTTTTGCATTTCAAATTTGCCTGTTGGCCCAACTGAAAACATAAAAGGTGCAAGTCCCATACTTTCGTCAGTCTGTACTATCAAAACCATAGGTTTATTAATTTTATAGCCTGAGTTTGTTTCTTTATCTAAACGTGCTACTATTTCTTCGCCGCTGGCAAGTTTAAATGATACTACATCGCCTTCTTTATAAGGTGTTTCTATAATCATGATATTGAGTATCCTGTGCCTGTATAGCCTGTATGTTCTACATAGTTCATAAAATCATCCTTGGTTCCTATTACTCTTTCGCTTACTTTGATTTGAGGGAATGTTTTAGCTTCTGGAAATGCTTTAAACAGTTCTTCTCTTGTAAAATCTACATCTAATTGTTTATACACATATTGTAACTTACGTGATTCACAAAATGCTTTTGCTTGGTCACAGTGTGGGCAGAGAGGCTTACCCCAAATTTCTATCATAAACTAAATCCTTTCAACATATCTTTGTCTACATCTTGTTTGATACCACCAATGATGTAGCTTTCAACTTCTGTTTCCTGTGGCGCAACTTGTAAGCCTGAGCTTGATAACCAATGTTGTGTCCACGGTAACGGATTTGTATTAACTGGTTGATCAAAAATAGCCTGCATACCAAGTGCTTTCAAACGTCTATTAGCTATATATTCAACATATTGATTTAGCAGTGTAGTATTGAGTCCAATCATAGAACCATCTTTGAACAAATACTCTGCCCAATCTTTTTCTTCTGCGACACATTCACGCCATAAGTCATATACTTCTTGTTCGCACTCTTTAGCAATCTTAGCCATCTCTGGATCGTCTTTGCCTTGTGCCCACAGTTTAAGAATGTGTGTGGAAAGTGCAAGGTGTTGTGCTTCGTCACGTGCAATAAGACTAATAATCTTTGCTGATCCTTCCATAAGTTTAAGTTCACCAAAGCCAAATGTACAAGCAAAAGATACATAAAAACGCAACCCTTCAAGAATATTTACAGTTTGCATTGCTAGGTAAAGTTTCTTTTTGACTTCATACATGCTACCTTCGCCTTTATGCATAAAATTATCTGCAGATTCGTTAAATGCATCATAATACTTTGTGACGCTTTGAGCTCTTGCAATAATCTTTTCGTCATCTAAGATAGTATCAAACACTTCTGCAGGATCTGAATAAACATTTTTCATTATGTGTGTATAAGAGCGTGAATGAATAGTTTCAAAGAAATCCCAAGTAACAATACAACCTTCTAGTTCTGGAAGTGATACATGTGGCAAAAATGCAAGGCATGGTCCACGCCCTTGCACACTATCTAAAAGTGTTTGATACTTTAGGTTAGCAGTAAAGATATGTTTTTGTTCAGGGCGAAAGTTAGCAAAGTCTGCTCTATCCTTCTGTAGACTTACTTCTTCAGGTCTCCAAAAATAACCTAACATTGTTTGATTAAGTTTATCAAACACTGGAAATTTAAATACATCATACCTTTGTGTATTTTGATCTGCTCCGAAGAACATATTCTGTTTGGTGAAGTCTACCTTCTCCCTATTAAAAACTGTCTTTGCCATGTTTCATTCCTCTTTGTATTCTATATAATAGTTGATAAATTTACTTATGTCAACCTAAATCTTGTTTTATTTCTACTCTTACTGACTCTTTATCGCCCATACAGCATTTTGTACATGCTTCAGGAAGCATAAGATACAATCGCGATATAGGTTTGGTAACTCCTTGTGCTTTGACAAGCAAATTATAAAAGTCTTTCCATTCCTTTTGATTAACGATAGAATCTATCGAATCATGATCGTCTATACTACTTACCTCTATTATGTCATTAATAGCTTTATGAGGCACTAATTTTGCGTTATCTACGAAACAACAGGGCAACAATTTATTTCTATTACTAACTGCATATGATTCAGCTCCTGTCATGCATTGTGGATTAAAAAATTTCTTCATCCTATGCTCATTTCTGGATTGTTTGGTCTGTAAGGATCATTTCCTTTCAACCATCTACTAGAATACATAATTATTAAATCTAAATTATTTTCCCTTGCCATTGTTTTTACTTGTTGTAGACTGTGTTCGTTGTAACTAAAAACAATGCATTGCCATATAGGTTTGTGTGTTAAATACTTTTTGGCATTGCACATGATTTCAAACAATTTTACTCCGTCTTGGTTTATTCTGTACTTATTACTCTGCTCAGGCAATCCATCTATACCAAATTGCCATTTTGCATCAGTGTTAGCTTCAAATGCTTTATGATACCAAGACTGTGGTTTGAATGAACTTGCAGTTTGTACTTTTGTGGTTACTTGTTTCTTTTGACACATTTCTAAAATTTCTATAAACTTAGGATGATGTATAGGATCAGAAAGCTGGCCACCAAAACTTATGTGTTGAAACTTGTCTGTAAGTTTTTCTAGACTAGATAGAGGAAGATCGTGGCCTACTACAGGAATACCGTGGTCTGCATAGTTTTCTTGTCGTTGGCACCTAGGACATCCAAGCGGACATCTGTGAGACAAATCAACTAGAACTTCTTCTCTGTCAAAAAAACTGTTAGATTGCACATGCATCACACTCTTCTTCGTCCTCTACAGCAAGTGTAGTTGGCTCTACTTCAGGTTGATTATCATGCCAACCTAATGAGTGTGCTGGCTCATCTGTCATCTCACTTGGATCAGTTTTGTAATCGTAGGTGTTTTGATAGTATGAAGTCTTCCAACCAAACTTGTATGTTTTAAGTAAGTCCTGCATCATTACACTCATTGGAACTTCATTGTTTTCAAAGTGTGTTGGGTTATATGACCAGTTGCCACTAATTGCTTGATCAAAAAACTTTTGCATAACTGCTACGACATTGATGTAACCTTCGTTGCTTGGCATATCCCACAACAAAGTATAGTGTTGTTTTAAACTTTGATACTGTGGAACAATCTGCTTAAGAGGCCCTTTTTTGCTTTTCTTAACGGACAGGTATCCTCTAGGTGGCTCAATACCGTTTGTGGCATTCGACACAACGGAACTGCTCTCTGAAGGCATTTGTGCGGACAATGTGCTGTGCCGTAAACCGTGCTGTTGTATGTTTGTGCGAAGAGTATCCCAATCATAATTTAACTTGTTCTCCACGATGCTGTCTACATCTTTTTTATAGGTGTCAATCGGCAGTATGCCGTCTGAGTATTTAGTGCGGTCAAAGTAATCGCAAGCACCTCTTTCGGATGCTAATTTATTGCTGGCTTTTAACAAGTAGTATTGAAATGCTTCTGTCAAGTCATGCACAAGTTTCCATGATTGCGGATCATCAAATTTTACTTTATTCTTTGCTAGATAGTGTGCAAGTCCAATATAACCAATTCCAAGAGAACGTCTAGCTTTAGTGCTTATTTCTGCCGCTTTAATAGGATATGCTTGATAGTCGATTATTTCTTCCAAAGCACGAACAGCCAACTCGCATAGTTCTTCTAAATCATCTAACTCCTTAATGACTCCTACATTAATTGCACTTAGAATACACAATGCAATCTCTCCATCAGGATCATCAATATGGTTAAGTGGCTTTGTTGGAAGGGTTATTTCTTGACACAAATTACTCATGTAAACTTTGTCTTTAAAGGAACTGTGTTCATTTGAGTGATCTACGTTCATTATGTAAATACGTCCTGTCTCTGCACGTTCTTTAATAAGTGCAGAAAACAAATCCATTGCTGGTAATTTTTTCTTTTTGATGCTAGTCTTACGTTCATACATTTCGTACATCTCTTTGAACTTTTCAGTGTCGCCGAAATATGCTTCGTAAAGTCCTGGAACATCGTGGGGGCTGAACAATGTAATGTCGCCGCCCCCAAGCAAACGCTCGTACATTGTTTTGTTAAGCTGAATTGAATAATCCAACTTACGCACTCTATTATCTTCTGTACCTTTGTTATTTTTTAATACAAGGATGTCTTCTATTTCTTGATGCCAAAAAGGAAAGTGTGTTGTAGCACTTCCACCACGTACACCGTTTTGTGTGCAACAACGTACAGTTGACTCAAACTTTTTTAAGAATGGGATGATTCCTGTGTGTGCGACTTCACCTCCTCTAATTTTTGAATTAACTCCTCTGATGCGCCCTGCGTTAATGCCGATGCCAGCTCTCTGCGCCGTGTAACGTCCAATAGACATATCACTGGCAAAAATGGAATCAAGGGTGTCATCCGAATCAACAAGGACACA